TCTTGCTTCCTCAATGGCTTCCCATTTTGCAGTAGCAATGAGACGATCAACTTCCGTCTTGGTATACACTGTTTCCTTATCCATTTGATTCAATTAAAAGATACACCCAATCCTGTTATAGGATCAGGTTGAATAGCACCATACTTGTCTCTCATCCTAATAAACATATCTATCCACTCTTGTGAATTTTGATCTCCCATGAATATATTATACTTATTATCATATTCAAGATCCGAATCAATCTCCATTTTTATTACCTTTCAAATTGTCCCTTAAGGGATAACATTTTTCAATTAATTCTTTAATCTCTTCATCAGTATAGTCAATAACATCCTCAGGTTTTTGTCCTGGTGCTAAAAACTTTGGGTCTACTCTATCCTTTCCACTCATGACATATGTGTAAAATTGTAATCAGTGAGCATTGCAAATAATTTACTTTTTAGATATTGAAGATATTGTTGCTCTTCAATAGGTCTTCTAGGATAACCTGGCCAGATTTCCAAATATCCACATACTGCATTATATAGCATCCGAGTTTCCTCAATACCCATTTCAGTTGTACAATACCAATCCTGATTAATTTCTTCAGGATCCCAATCTGGTTCATCGTATCTGTCACCAGTGGTCATTGATTACCCCACTCAATGCCCTCTTCCTTTTCCATCTTCTCTAAGTACTCAATTCTTTTTTCCCATGTATCACCACCATGTTCACCCTTCTTAGGGTTGATACATTCAGGAGAATACTGATTATTACAAACCAATCCAGCAAGATCTAATTCATTACCAAACCTACCAGTACCAGTCCAAAGGTGCTTACCATTCAACCATACAGCACCACACTTGGAGCACTCTTTGCGCTCCATCTTTAAATCAGATAATTCTTTATCCATCACCCTCAGTAGATTCTACTAGAGTACCATATTGTCTGCGAATCTCTTTAAGAGGTTCCCAATCCTTATTTTTTGTGCCACCATCATACTCAAGTGCATAACCAAACTTAATCATTTCCTCATTAATGGAGAGTTCTGGGTCGCCATCGGTGGAGTAAATCCATCCAAGCAATCTTCCATACTTACCTACACCACCTTTAAGTTCTGTACGAATAGTAAGTTCTTCATCTCCGTGTAGAACTCCTTCCAATCTCTCCTTCATATAGTTGGTGGCATCTATTCCTAATGCTTTCTCTTCTAAATCTCTTGTTCGTTTCTCTGGCGTATCTATACCTGCAATTCTAACTCTTTCTTTCTTATAGATTCCAAAACCCAAATCAATAGTTACATCAATTGTGTCACCGTCAACTACCTTATTAACCTCTATGACTCTAAAATTGTAACAGCTATTCCTGCTCGGTGGAACCATCACGCCCATGTTTATACTCCATCTCTGCTGTATTTAGCATCTCTTCTATAGAATTTCTTTCTCTTTCACTTTTATATTCTCTTATCTTCTGAATATAATAACTGGCACCATACTCTGACATAGCATCTGCAGGTTGTTGACCTAAAAGTAATGTGCCACCAACACCACCTGCTCCAATACCAATAGCAGATACAATAGCAACTACTCTTTCATTAGCACGAACTCGTTCTCTAAGAGATTTCTGTTCTTCTACTAATCCATCTACCTTGGCATTTAAAACTGCAAGATGTGCTTCTGTTTTACAATCCTTAATCGTTTTCTGCGATGACATCTTCACTCATCTCAATATATGCTGTCCTAAGTATATAGTAAATTACATACCCGGTATCAGTGCTCCTGGTATCTATGAGAATTTTTCAAAGAATCTATACAAAAAAAGGAAAAAGGTGCTAACATAAAAACACTTCCTATTACCAAGAAGTTTGTATGTTGACCTATTAAATGTGCAAATTCTAGTATCATGATACGTGAACCCCGCCAGTGTATGCATATCCAGGCAGCACAAAGAATGCTCTGGCAATTAATCCCCAGATAAGAATTCTAATAACAATCATAATTTATACCGTTGAGCAGAACATCGATCCTTCAGATAGAATACAATCTATCGAATTAGGATGACTCTTTAGATATGGAATGTCTTTTACTGCTTGCTTCTTTGCTTGAAAGGCATCTTCTGCATACTCGCAGATTGTCTGATGATGCCTTGTTTGATCTAAGTACTGAACTGTGTAATGAGACACGATTGTAGCCGTGGGCTCGCGTAATGTGTTATTACTATTTAAGCATACTTTAGGTATTTTGTCCTATTATTGTGTGTATTTCAATACTCAGTGTGCGTTTCCTTATTTACCATTACCTCTATACTTAAGAGGCCATGCCATATGCATACCAGATATCAGTAAAGTAATAAACAAAAAAGGAAATATTGTCACAAATACCGTCATTCTTTATCATTCCAAGGTTCTTCATGATCTAAATTTAACCACTTTACAATTAATCTAAAAATTTTTTTCATTTCTTATCTAACTTCAAAGTCAATTTTACGAACTTTGCGTTGCTTTCTTTGTTCTTGCCACAAAATATCTTCCTGAGAAAGAACTCCCTTTTTATTTTTAGATTGATAAGAATTTAACACAACAACATTTGATAAGTCAAGTGCCGAAATCTTATCATCACGAATAGTTGTCATGTTTGGACAACCACAAGAAACTGTCTTACTGGGATGTCCTTCCAATTCTTTTCCGCAAGAAGAACACCTAATTTTTATATTTTCCATTGTATAATTCTTTATACGTCTTCAGTTTTCAGTTATTTATAATTTATCATTGTTTTCTTGTTTAGATTGTTTGATTTGTCTCTTAATCATTTTAGCATATAGAACATCCTCTTTGGTATATAAATCAGGATGTTTTTTAGAGATCTTAATAATCCGTTTTGCTGCCTTCTTATCATTCATTAAACGTAAATAGGATGACTAATTACCTTGATAATTTTTAACATTAAAATTTTTAGTATTAAAAAGGGGATGTCGTCGCACCCCCAGTATAACATATTAGATGTTTACTTATCTTTAAAGATCAGAAGGAATACTTCAGACCTGCTTTGGTGCCATATCCACGATCAATATTAGCATCACCAGAACCAACGAAACTGACTTCACCATAAGCAGTAAGAGCATCAGTGATACCGAATCCAAGACCTGCCTTACCAGAAGGAACAGTGTCACTTTCACCACCGTCAGGAGAGACTACAGTAGCTCCACCTTGAACGTAGTAAGAAGCAGATTCACCAAGGCCACCTTCGTAACCTACATGAAGATCTGTATTAGTTCCTGTGTAGTTAGAACCCGTCCAGCCTGAATTAGATTCAACGTTGACGTAGGGACCGGCTAGGGCCGCAGCAGGGGCAAGAGCAACAGCAACAGCTGCAGCGATAGTCGTTTTAAACATTTGATTTTCCTCGTTTATTTACTTGCGGAATGATTACCCGCAGATGGTAAGAACCTCGACTGGTTCTGTTGTAATCCGTTAACGTTACTTAAGTAACATTAGAGTATTTATACTCATTTTATTTTTCGGATATTCGGATAACCCGAAAGCGGAATACCAGAATCGAACTGGTGACGAAAGGTTGGAAACCTTTAGTTTTGCCTCTAAACTAATTCCGCAGAGTGGAAGATTGCTCTCCTTTACAGAAGATATAGTATAATATAAGATTTGATTCTTGTCAAGTGGGTTTAGTCAGGCTCGAACTGACGACTTGCAGGTTAAAAGCCCGATACTCTACCAACTGAGTTATAAACCCAAATCCACTGACGATGGGATTATAAGGAAACATAAAGTTTCCAACGACTCAGGTTGGACTCGAACCAACGACCGATTGTTTAGAAGACAATTGCTCTTTCCAACTGAGCTACTGAGTCTAGCATCAAGAGGCGTCATCTGTTTGTTGATGCTCTTACCTTGTTTTGCCTTTCAACTCACTTATTATAATGCCTTCTGGTCCGTGCGTCAACCCTCTTCTGCTGGTACTTCTGCTTTTGCTTCCTCAGTGACTTCTGGTTCTGGCAATTTGACTCCGACTGCTTCCAAATACTCAATAGCACCTTGTGTTTTTAAAAGAACTTCGTTAGTTCTTACAGATTGTCCTTGAATGTCTCCTAACTGCTTTGTAAGATTATTTTTTTGCTCTAATAATTGAGTCAAATGTTGCTGTTGTTGATCCATTGCAATTTTAAAAAAAAAAATACTTACATTTATTTATAGTAATTTATTTATAGTAATTTATTTATAGTAATTTATTTATAGTAATAATTACTATAAATAATTTTAAACAACTGCACTAAAATGAAAAAATCTATTTTATTTTTTGGAATGTTATTGTTAATGTCTCCTATGGCACATGCCGGTGGAATTGTATCAAAACATGCTTCTAGTGTGCAATTGAATGTCGATGCTGCCAAAACACAGGCAACACGTATAGGATCTTCTTTCAGTGTTTCCGGTTCTAATATTGATACTACAGATGGCACCACTGCTTCAACTGTAAGTACCGGTGCTATAACTTCAGGAATCTATGCTCCTGGAACAATTGCTGCAACTCAAGATACAGCAGGAGCTGCATTCTCTTTCAGTCAATCATACACTCAAGGTGATGTGGTCCCAACCTCTGCTCCAACTGTGGGTACAGTAGGTAACTTTAGTAACCAAACATCCTATACAGCTGGAACTACTGGAACTCTTGCAGGTACTGTCACCTCGGCTGGAGTCCTTACAGTCACTGGTGGTGGTGCTGGCACTTCTGCAACGGGACAATTCGTAAGTGAGATTACTGTAATTGATTGAGAATTCTCATGAAGAAATTAATTCTAATAACATTACTAATAGGATCTCCCGCAATGGCTGTCCCAGTAGTACCAAATTTCTCTCAAGGTTCAATGACTAGCCACACTGAAACAACTCAAAAAATAACAGAAACTATTAATAGCATGGATTATTCCACTGGATACCAGTATTCTGCTACTGGTTCTGGTGTAACAGCATCTGGAAATCTTTCACCAGGAACAGGTGCTTCTAATGTAACTATAGATGGAGTGACCTCATCATGGACGGGAATAACGTCAAAACCAACGTTTCAACAAACAAATCCAGGAGCAGCTTTCCAGTTCACAGAAACTTACAGCGGCCCGGGTCTTCAGAATCATACAATTATTCAAAGGGAAACCGACGTTACAAGCGTTACCGACACCACAAGTATCTTCTCGCAGTAACATTATTATTTGCTAATCCTTCTTATGCTGAAACTATTGGTGGTGTGTCTGCTACTGCTTCTCCTGTGGCTAATTCCTCAGGCAGTGTTACAAACCAAGCTGTACAAGTCCTTCAGGGACCATATATTACAAATACCTATGGTGGAGGTATCCAATGTCAAGGTCCCACTCGCAATTTCTCACCCTATATAACTGGAACTGCATCTGCATCTAAACCATACGAACCATACTACAATGATCCTGTGTATGATATCAGTGATATAAATGAAGATGGTTTGATTGACAATCCTGGAGATATTTTATTTCATAAAAAAACTAGGACTGGGCAGAAAAATAACTACAGTTTAGGTGTAGGTTTCTCTATGACATGGAGCACACCTACAGATAAAAACTTACAGGACTTATGCAAGAAGGCAGCATCAACACAGATTGAATTGAATAGTCAACTAGTTGCCAATAAAAGATTAGACTTTGAGATTGCAAGACTTAAAAATTGTGGTGAGTTAAAGTTAAAAGGAATTCAATTCCATCCTAAGAGTCCTTACTATAAAGTATGTGCTGATGTTGTGGTAAACAATCCTCCAGGACATGCACACCCACACGTTCATGCTATCCCTTCGGTTTCAAAGCAGACTTCAACTCCCGTATCGCCTTCGTCCTCTCGCGCTGAAGATCTCGGCGGTCCTTTAGAGATAAAATAGGAAGTACCTTACCTCTAATAGCAGCAATCTTTTTAACAACTTTCTTAACCGTTGGTTTGACTACCTTTAAAAGCAAGTCTGCTAACGGTTTTGCTAATAGTGCTGATGATGTAGCAATAACAGCAATACCACCCACTTGCACAACCTGTCCACCACTAGGAAGTCCTGCCACTATCTGTTGAGGTATAGGTACATCTTCCTTTATCTGAACACACTCATTGCCAATCAATTTATATTCAACTATCTTTTTTCTAAATCCTTCTACATATGTACCAACAGGTTCTTTTACTTCCTGTGCCGCGGTAGGACATTCTATTTTAGGAATAATGGGAATAGATGGAGATTTTGGAATTTCTGGAGTTTCTGGATCTATAGGATTATTTTTTGGAATATTAACACCACTTGATATTGTGATGATCATATTTTCAGGTTCATATGAAATAGGATCAAAACTGGGAACACCAGAATCGCAATATATAACCAATCCATTTTCATCATCAGTTCTTATCTGATTATTTTTGGAATTATTTGTTTTATGCGATTCTACACATCCTGGAATATCAACAACAGGAATACCAATATTAACCACAACAGAAGGTTCTAAAGGTATTCTTGTATAATTATCTACTAAAGTATTTAATTGAGGAATTCTAATCTCACGAATAGAAATATCGTGAGAAGTAATAATAGAGATATCATCCATTTAACAAATATTAAAAAGGAAGTGCTCCTCCAGTTACAGAAGGAGTTGCTGATGGCAATTCAGGAACAGCACCACTAGTCACAGAAGGAAGTTTAGGTATAGCAGAACCCAACATTCCAGGAAGTGCTCCAGTAATTGCTTCAGTAATTTGTTCTGTTGCTTGCTCCTTAACCTGATCTATTAATGCATCTTTGTTGAGATAAAGATAAGCACCACTACCAACAACTGATAGGGATACAAGACCAGAAAGAAGTGCAATTCCGTTAATTAATTTTTGCATTTTAATTTTTACCTTTTTTATAATCCAATATAGTATGTAGTTGTTATATTATAACTATTTTTTCACTCCTTCTTTATTCTCTAATGTAAGTGTAGATGCTTGCTTTTCTTCCTTCTTTTTAGAAGGCATGACTCCAAAAGTTGCAAGCGTCCCTGTAAAAACACTGGCGATAAAAGTCGGGTCGATATTTTTTTGAGGAACACCAGGAACAGTTACATAATTAAGAGTCAGAATTGCTGCTGACCAACCAAGTATGACAACTCGGACAAGAGTTGATACACCCTCATCCGCCCACTCAAATTTATTGCCCTTTTTGGATTCCCCTTTCTTTGGATTTAATTCCATGAGTAAAGAGTTAATCTCTTTTATTTATCGTTTTAGTATATCAACGGTAACATTTGAATTTTCTATTTTATTAAATTTTTTACAAAGAACATCACTCGACTGATGTTCCCATTTATGATATATGCTTTTTAATTGTTGAGTATAATCAGTACCATCGTAATTTTTCATTTCATTAGCAACAATGGTTTTAATTAATAAATCTCTGGTTAAAGTGGACATGTTTTAAATTCTTTACCCAACAAAGAGTTCACCATTATAACACAAGGAGGTTTCACAGAACTCTTCTTGGCTGGTTCCTTGTTTAGGATATTAATATTTATTCGAAATTTGTTTATATATAACCAATTATTCATTTCATATATCCATTTTCTATAAGATATTTTTTTGTTAGTGGTGTGGGAGGGTATATTGTCCACATCTCACCCTCAGCACAAGCAGAAAGTGCTCTCTCTGTCATACCCCCTGTTCTACCTGCCCAAGATGCTTCTGCTTCCCAAGGTACAGCAGACTCTGGATATGTACGTTCAACCATCTCACGCCATAATGGTGGAACTTCCTCTTCAGGTTTAATGATAGCAAGCACACTATTCCCAATAGTGCCTGCCATACAATCCTGTGCCGCGTGCCATCCTTCATGACGCATTACACCCATCAATACATGAGGACGATGCATGAATGCTTTGTTTAGATAGAAGTTATTACTAACTGTGTGATAGACCCCACGATGTCCAACAAGGAAATATTTTTCATCTGCTAGAAACACCTTAACTCCAACTTGTTGAAGATGGACAAGCATCCTGTTGAATTCATCAGCAACATGATAAAAATTACTATTAGGATAATGGATAGCAATATCAAGAATACTATAGATTTCTTCGACATCATCATTACATTCTTGGAGTAGCATACAACCCATAGAATGCGTAGTGTAATATTCACTATCTTTAAGTGGGTCTGCAAAAACTGGAGTAGATAATGATGCAGCTGCCAGCAAACTAAAAATAATTTTCTTCATTTAAATTGTCCTAAACCAGTTCCGAATTGCCAACCTTCTTGAAATCTTTCAGAACCTCCAAGAAAGTCTAACTGAGTGGTAGTATCACCATTCTTTGTCGCCATATTATATATCACTTCATGGATATTGTCAAATTCTTCCCAATACCATTTTCTTAGTATAATCATAGGCATAGTTAGTTCTAGCACCATGAATACCCCATCCTAACCAACGATAAGCAGCATTCATATAATAACTAACAGTCATACCACTACCTTCAAAATAAGGGAGTTGTGTCTGGAAGATATTCTCATTAATCATATAACGAAGTTGTCCTTTCAATGAACTAGGATCACACCCATAATTTTTACAAAACTTTCCAAGATTATTATAACGACCAACAGTTGTCCATTGAATCAATCCATAACCACCTCTATGGCACTTATCATAATTAACCCTTGCACCACCTTCACAGATATTAGATTTAAACTGACTCTCTTGCTTAATGTTACCCATAATGGTAGCAAGAGCATTTCTATCAGTAATATTTGTTTTCTCTTGAATATATGCTAAAGCAATCTTTTCATCAGGCGTACATCCTTCACACTTCCATGACGGAGAAGGAGGAGGAGAAGCAGCAACAGATACTGCCGATAAGACTTCAAAAATCATTTAACTTGGAATTTACAGCAGAAGTATATATGAAATATTAAATTTTGTCAACCTACCCTTGCCAAATCATATCTGGCATCTGCTGTGGTGCTTGTCTATTCATAAACATAAGCACCAAGTATCCTAAGAGCCATAAGATATTAACAATCCATGCTTGTCTATAAAGATACTTTCTAACTCCCATAGATATACGAATATCACGGGCATCAGCATAAGATTGAGGATCTGAATCAGCAAACTTTCTTACCAATTGCTCTATGACAACAGCAATAATAGTTGCTATTACCAATGGATAGAACATAAAGTTCAGAAAAGACATGAATATCAATAGTGTTTGTGTCATGTTAGAGATCTTTTTTTAATTATCATCTTTAAGATATTCAAGTGAGTAAATTTCATAATCCTCAAGATTAGGATCTAACCATTCGGCAAACTCTGACTGGATCGCATGAGCATCTTCTATAGATTTTAACACATCATCCGTCTCCATATCACAAAGAATGTTCAGTCTGTCAACTGCCCAGTCATGGGTCACCTGCAGGGTCTTTTCCAAAGTTTCCATAACAACAATAATTGTATATGCGTACAGTATAGCACTGATCCAAGATTTTGGCAAGGAATCAAAAATATTTTCAATATAAATAATTTTATGGAAGAAAATGTTTCTATGTCTTGGGAATACAACGAAACAGAATTTATAGAAGCACCAAAAGGAATAGAAGGATTTGTTTATTTAATAACAAATCTAACAAACAATAAAAAGTATATTGGAAAAAAATCTTTTTGGACAAGAAGAAAAGATAAAAAAACTGGCCGAAGAAAAACCAAAGAGAGTGATTGGGAAAAATATTTTGGATCTTGTGATGATCTTAATAAAGATGTAAAACTTCTTGGTAAAGACAAGTTTTTAAGAGAAATACTCTACCTATGTCCTCATAAAAAATCTATGTCTTATTATGAAACTATGGAGCAATTCAAAAGAGATGTTCTAATGACTGACGACTATTACAATACAAATATTGAAGGAAGATTTTTTGTTAGTGAAAGAAAAGGAATCTATGAAGTCGTTATGAGAAACAATAAATTCTGCGATATAAGAAGTGAAAAAATGAAAGATAAATCATACAATCCAATGTATAAACCAGAAATTCGTGAGAAGTTTAGTAAAATGTATTCTGGTGAAGGAAATCCTATGTATGGAAAAAAACTTACCGAAGAACATAAAAAAACACTCACAACATCAAGAAATGTAAAAGTGAGTGATGGTACAAATATTTGGGAAAGTGTTGTATCTTACTTAAAAGAAAAGAAAATAGGACACCAAAAATATAAGAGACAATTAAAGGAAGGACTAATCTTTATTGTTAATTAATTCTATTATAGTTTTTGGATTATTATGACTTACCGGTAATGTTATAAACAAAACTAAAGTAGTCGTGAATATTAACAGAGTTAAAAACTTTGCCATTATAATTCCAGGTATTTTCATAACTCATAATATAATATCTTAAGATATTATTTATCTTTAACGGGGACAAACCTAGTCTACATAAAAAAAGGAGACTTGTCAATCCTCCTTAGAATATTATGTGAGTTTTATATCACATCCCCTGTTGCTGCATAAACTTCTTAAATGCAGGCGAATTGATTCCTCTTTCAGGATCTGCCATTCTTGCTGCTTTTGATCTCTTAGCATAAGGCTTATCTCTTTCAAGGTTTTTATCCTGTTCCCGCTCATACTTTTCAGGATTATTGCGAGCAAATTGTGCTTCTACAATCTTTTCAATTTCTTCATCAGAGAACTTACCAGACTCAATTAAACTATTATAAAGTCCAAGTTGATCTGTTTCTTCTGCCTTAGCTCTTACACTATCTTTCTTTGACTTCCTTCTCATATTCTGAAGACGATTCCACTTCTCTTCATCTGCCATCGAAGATGTCTTCATATAATCAGGATTACCACGATCATCATCACCCTTCCCAAACTGTGGTGGTGGATCCTTATCTAAACGTGCTTCTACAATCTTTTCAATCTCTTCATCAGAGAACTTACCAGACTCAATCAAACTATTAACAAATTCAATTTCAACTTCATTATTAAGAACAGACTTCATCTTACGAACTTGCCGATCCTGCTTTGTAGAGGTCTCATAATCACTGGCATTCTGAGCTCTATCAGCTGATCTCTTTCTACGCTCTGCTTGATTTCTAATCTGATCCTTCTTGTCTGGAGTTAATGCTTTAAACTCTTCCCTTTGAACTTCTTCTTCATATTTTCTCATCTTTGTTTTGAAGTCCATAGCAATACGTCTTTCATATTGCTTATCTGCTTCCTTATCCTTCTCATCTGTTT